ATCCGGTTATTACGGATAAAACAAACAGAAATGAAGGAGGTACGGAGATGACGGCGGAAGAGTTGAGGGAAAAATATCCCGAGCTGGTTGCGGAGATCGAGGCGTCCGCAAAGCCGGACGGAGGGGATGGAAAGGATGAAAGAGGCGCCATATCGGAAGCGGTGGCGGCGGAGCGGAAAAGGATTTCAGAGATTGACGAGATCGCGACAATGGTTGGCGACAGAGAGTTGGTCAAAAAAGCCAAGTTTGAATCAGGCATGACGGCGGCGGAGCTGGCGCTGGAATCCATGAGGCAGCAGGCAAAGATGGGCCGGCAGTTTATGCAGGATGCTCACGAGGAGGTGGGAGTATCCGGAGCGAACGGCGTTGCTGCCATACCCTGCGGAAGCATGCAGGAGGAAATGAGCCAGAGCGATATCGAGGCCGGAGCGGCGCTGATCGCAGGCATCCAGAGTAAGGAGGGGAAGGTATGAGGACAGTGGGAAGGGAAGTGATCGGACGCCTTGATTATGATCTGCTGATTGCCAATGCCAAGCATCCGACGGATGTATGCCATGTCACGATTGCGGAAGGGGCGGCGCACAGGAAGGGTGAAATTTTGGAGATCCTGGACGGCGGGAAATGTGACATTCTGGGAACTACCGCGGCGGCAAATGCGGCGGCCGCAGAGGAGAATGCGGAGAAGGAAGGAACCGGAACGGAAGGCGCAACGGCGGGGGAGGGCGCCGGGGGGGCGGGTATTTTTGCGGGGGGGGGGGGAAAGGCCGCGGTGGCGGCGTATATTCTGGCGGAAGACGTGGACGCAAGCGGGGAGGATGTGATTGCATCCGCATACAGGAGCGGTTCATTTATCCGGAATGCACTTCTTGTAAAGGGAGGGTATACGCTGACGGCAGAGGATGAGGCGGCGCTTCGCAACGGCGGCATTTATTTGTCGGACGCAATGCTTTGATGGAAGGAGGAGAAGAAAAAGATGGCAATTAATATTTATCGTACACAGACGATTCTGGCGGCGCTGCAGCTCATGAAGAACAAGCCTACCTTTTTGAGGGACAGGTATTTTCCCACCAGCGACAGGGATATTTTCGTGACGGAGGACGTCCTGGTGGAGTATATGGATGAGGAAAAGAGGGTGCTTGCGCCGGTGGTGGTTCCGCTGCGGGGAGGGATCCCGGTTGGAAGGATCGGGTACCACACGGAGCGCTTCACGCCGCCTTATGTGGCGCCGGAGAGGCCGCTGACAGTGGATGACCTGAACAAAAAGCAGTTCGGGGAGACGCTGTTCTCCCAGAGGAAGCCCGCAGCTAGGGAGGGGGCGATCCTGAACAAGGACATCACGGATCTGAACGAGATGATTGACGGAAGGGAGGAGTTTATGGCGGCCCGGACGCTGTTTGATAACGGTTACCGGATGAAGGCTTATGCGGACAGCTACGGCGGGGACAAGTATGAGGAGTTCCAAATTCAGTTTTATGACGGCGAGACGAATCCCGCGGTTTATATGCCGACAGCGTCGTGGAGCAGAACCTGCACGACCATTTCCAGGGATCTTTTCCTCATGGCAAAAATGCTGAAGGACAGGGGATTGAATGCGGCGGACGTGCTGTTCGGCGACGAGGTTTCGGACGTGATCATTAACAATGAATACATCCAGAAGCTTATGGATAACAGGAGGCTTGACCTGATCCAGCTGAATCCCGTGGAGTATCCAAACGGCGTGACGTGCTTCGGCAGGATCAACTGCAGCGGGGTGGTCTTAACCCTTTTCTGTTATTCCGAGAAATATGTAGATGAAAAGGGAAAGAAGGAAACCTTTATTCCGGAAGGGAAGGTCTGCGTGACGGCTCCCGGGGTTGGGCGCACTCTGTATGGTGCGGTTACACAGATGGAGCAGGCGGACAATGAATTTCACACTTATTCCGCAAGGCGTGTGCCGCACATTGTGGCGGACGCGAAGTCCAGTATCCGGACGCTGACCATGAAGGCGAGGCCGCTCACGATTCCGAACTACCTGAATTCGTCCATTACGGCCACCGTGCTGTTTTAAGGAGGGGAAGACTATGTTGATCAAG